GTCGTTGTCTATAACTTTACGGTCTACCATCAAGCGGTGTTGATTGAGGACTGGCTCTAGGGTATCTATGATACGGGCTTCTTTTTGTTTGGAGTGTCTAACTTCTTCAATCATCACGGGGTAAAGACGTTTACTTACGGGCTTTAATAGCTGAGTGAACATGCCGTCACCAAAGTTAGACTCAACAATCAGGTGATTAGCTCCATGATGTTTAGCCACCAACATCAAACCCTCCATTGTAGCGTCACTGTAGCCATCACTAAAGCCTCCTGAGGCCACCAGATAAAGCTGGCTGTTCATTATCTTAACCACACAGAAAGCTGTCTCATCCCGACCACGACCGCTGGGGTCTATTGCCATCACACAGCCCGTAGGAGGGCCGTATGGCCCGTCAATAGCCGCTGGGGAATAGAGTTTATCACCAGCCAAACCCACCACAGGGATGTCATTCAGGACTAGTTCTGGTCTTGGCGACCACACCACCTTACTTGGGAGGTGTTTGGTGTCTATGCTAAGGACATTTAAATCACTTAGTTTAAGGGGATACTTGTTCTGATCAGACAGCGTGGTGTCTAACAAGAACTGGAGAGAGAAAGAGCTACGGCCATAGCTGGCTTCCCGCTCACTAAGGTCTATGTCAGTGAATCGCTTGGGGTCTACGCTTTTACCCACAAGGGTTGGGTCACTTTCTACTTGAGCTTGAATCAAAGGAGCTAACCTAGACCCGTAGTTATTCCTTTGGAGGGCATCTGGGTATCTGGCGGGCCATATTGTAGCCACGTAGCCGCGCTCCTGTAGGCTGTTGTAGAGGCTCATCTCACATTGGGGCGTCCCCAGATACAAAATGCGTCCACCGGGCTTCAGGATGGCTTCAAACTCCTTTACAGTCTCGCTGATGCGGTCACGGTTTCCTTGAGTCAGGGAGTTGTTCAGGGATTCTACGTCATCAGCAATCACCGTATCGGCACGGCTACCCGTCATCATACCTGTTATGCCTATTGATTTAACACTGGGGCTGTGGCTAGCGGCTGCTGTTCCCACATCAAAGGCCACTTTACTGTATCGTTGCTCATCTAGGGGTATCAAAGGGGCTAAGATGGGCATTTCGTTGATCAAACGAAGCGTAAAGGTGCTGAAGTCATCGGCACGGCTTTTGGAGGCGGACACTACAAGGAACTTGTGTTCTGAGTCCAACAAGAGCTTCCAGACAACATAGGCACTTGTTATGTAGCTCTTTCCAACACCACGAAATGCCTCAACGATTGTGCGTGTCTTGGCGGATTGGATGACTTGGGCTATGTCATATTGGACTGGGGTGGGTTCTGGTAGCCCTAAGTGATTCCAGACCAACCAAAGGAAGTTACGGAAGTCGTTAAATTCTTCGGGAATTGAGGTCTTTTTTACCGATTTTGACTGCGTCATATTTTGTCTCATTATCCGACTCAACACGAACAAACCGATGATTTTTAAGGACTATAGCCATCTGGTGTGCTACTTTTTCAACTTTATTCTCAACCCACTCTGGGCAGTAGTGGTGAAGCATCTCATGGATAAAGACTTCTAGGGCATAGTTGCCTTTAAGCCGTATGTCCACTTCCATGTATTTAACTTCGTCATAATACAGACCATCAAAGTTATGTGGAAGGTAGCACTCTCTGACTTTCGGTGGTTTTATCCGTTCCGGTTTATTCGCCTTTGTGATGCCCATTGTCAGACCTATTGGATTTAACGCTACGGATGCGTAGGTTTTTCATGGAGTTTGAACCACCGTTACCCAAATGGTGTTTGTGGTCTACATCTTTACCGTTAAGGGCTGCCTTTCCTTTCTTCTTTATCATTAACGCCCGTGCTTGGTTACGCATACCCCTCTTTTTAATTTGGTCTGGACGCCCCTGATAATGAGCATATTCCATCTTATAATCTCTAGACATAATTCGTTACTCCCATCCGATCAGTTCATGGTTTAACCGTAAAAATTCTTGGGGACGGTTCATGTTTGTCTTCCAGATGAACGCATTAGTCCATTGGAGGGCATCAAACGACTCTTGAACCCAAATGCGGTCTATTCGGTTGCTCGGCCAAAAAGCTGGACTAGATTCCACACCGTTTACAATCGCTGTAATGGCATAATGTAGGCCACTACTAATGGTATACTCGTTTGTTGTAACAATTACGTTGTTTGTCCAGTTACCCCTAGACTCACCCCAATAGACTTTATTACTTGCTTCTGTTGGGTTGTCCCATGTTAGGACACTTGTCTTAGATTGATACAGACCCACCTGTGCTAATAGACATATCGTTATTAGCAATATGATGCCAACCTGTATAATCACTACATGGTTGGTAAGCTTCACTTGCGTTAATTCTGTGTTTTGGGAAATGGAAGGCTTTGAATCAGGCTTGCCATTGACCCATGTTTAGCTCGTTTAGATGACGGTGAATCTTCCTCGTCAATCACCGGAACAGCACTGATGTTGTTGTCCTTTAAGAATTGACGAATTACGTTCAGGTCTTGAGTCGTAGCTTCCCCTGAGTCAATACGTGCCACCAATTCCTCACAAAGTTTTTCGTGAAGGGCTTTGGCTAACTCACCAACTTTATTCGTCGTTTCCGCTGGTATCATTTGGTTTTTTGGTTTTGTTGTCTTTTAACAGCCTGTAAGTCTTAATCAACGTGTAGACAATGGCTACAAACAAGCTGATTATCTGAAGCACTTCTTTTGTATTGCTCACGCTAACGGTTATTGCGGCAAAATTTACACCACAAACTTTTAGTAAATCTTCCATTGAGCTTTTCATACAACATTAGCTGACCGATGCGTAGATGGAGTCTACAGTTGTTGTTGTAACTGACATTGTGACTGGTGGTGTAGCCGCTAAAACACCTGATTTTGTTGACAATGATGGGTTTATTGCCCCAATCTGTCCACCTAATCTAGCTGCGTTACCTTTTATGGATGGTATTGTTGTGCCCAATATCTGTAATCCAATGTAATAAACACCATGAGAAGGAACAGTGTATGCGCTTGAAAGTGTGAAAGTTCTTATTGTGTTTGCAGCCCAAGTAGTTGTTGTATCGGGGTTAGAAAGTGCTACACGGGTTGAGCCACTATAAATAGCAGCAAACGAATTTGTTAAACCTGCTCCGGCTACGCTTGAAGACCAAAAGACAATGTTGTTGATTACCGTTCCGCTCATTAAATAAATGGCTTGAAGAAATACAGTCCCCGATGGGCCAAAGGTCACGCTTGCTTCAGAACACACTTCTCTTGGGATTGTTTCTGCCAGAACCCCTGATGCGCCAAGATTGGCGGCTACATTGTAGTCAGTAATGTCTGTTTTAAGGTGTGTGTGTGCTGTGGCGGCTTTACCATCAAGGGCTGTTTGTAATGTGCTTACATCTGCTATTGCGTGTGAGTGAGCAGTAAGTGCTAACCCACTTGTCATTGAATCAATTACTTTAATTAGTGCCATAAATTCTTAAGTTAGTTATTTGTTACCAACGAACACAGACGTATCCTTGTAGTGTTGAAACCATCGCGCTTGAAACTACTGTTGATTGGCTGTTTAAATCAAACACAGGAACACCATATTTTGGTTCTGACACTTCTATTGTTGCAATATTGTAATAAACGCCTACCGTTTCTAAATACATTATTGATGTTGAAAAACGGCCTGTTTTTTGTGGGCGTGGAATGTTTGTAATGTATTTGTCGGTTATGGCTGAATTTCCAGAAACAGTGCCAGTAGTCCCATTTAATGTTGGGCCTCCACCAGTTCCACCACCACACACAAGGTCAGACCCAAACGAACTTGATGTGCCTGAACTACCATTTCCACTTGTGCTGTTTGCTCCAGACGTCCCAACAGTTACGCTTATAGATGCTCCCGGAGTAACTGTAAATACTGCTTCTGCAATACCACCGTATCCTCCAAAATTTCCTATAGAAAAATATGGAACTAAGCCTGTAGCATAATATCCAGTATTTCCGGGATAAACTTTTTGGAAATACCCACGGCAACCACCAGCACCACCAACACAAATTACCCTAACAGAATTAACACCAGCCGGAACAGTCCAAGTATACACTCCCGGTGTTGTCCATTCTTTAACACCTGAATAGATTGTGGGATAAACCCAGCTTGCATCGCCACGAAGAACTGCACCTTGATAGCCCAATGGAGGTGCTGGGACAAGTCCCGCTGTTCCCGCTACACTTCCAGTTGCTCCAATAAAGTTAACTGCACCAGAGCCGTTAGCTACTGATGTGACTCTTCCCTTTGTATCAACTTGGATGTTGACGTTTGTGTATAAAGTAGACGGGTTAGCTGAATTAACGGTTGCTAGTGTGACTGGAAGTATTTCATTTTCACTTCCGTCAATAGTCACTGTTCCCGTTGCGTCACCATTTAGTGTAAAAGTGCGCGGGGTAGACCATTTCTCAGCAGATGTAGCCAAACCAATCTGACTACGAGCAAAACCAATAGCAATTACGTTCACAACGGAAAGGTTAGGTGGCGCATTACCAGCAACAAACGTCAGGGTGTTTGACGCTACTCCGTATGCCGTAAATGGTTGAAGAACACCACTAACAGTGACTAAATAATTCCTAGCGTCATTTAATACAGAGCTTGCCCCACCAAGACTAAATGCCAACTGACTTCCGTTACCTGTAAACGCCCAAGAAGTCATGTAACCAGAGCTATTATTATATAAAAGCGAGTCACTAAGCCCTTGGTCAACATACGCTTTAGTAGCCGCATCACCATTAGCTGTTGGTGTTCCTACATTAACAATTTTAATGTTGTTCGCTTCGTAGTTTCCATCCACATTTTTATCCAAAGACAAACCACCTACATCATCGGTTTCTTGGGAGATGTAAAAGTTCTGAAGAAACGCTGTGTTAAGGTCACTGGCTGGAGTTGTTGCGCCATCCACAAATGTCACCAATGCCGCATCTCGTTCCGTTACACGGCTAATACGTATGGCATCACCCACAGTGATTGCTGTTAAAAACGTAATTGTTCCCGCCGCTTGATTGACGGTATAGTTAGTCCCTTGAATCACTGTTGTTCCGTTTCTGGTTACAACAACATGATCAACATCAAGGAGTGGGAATGTAAAAGAATACGTAAGAACAGAGGCGTTCGTTATGGTATAATCAACGTATGTGTTTCCAATGGGCATATAGATAAATCTGTTTGGTTACAATTAGT